GAGAAAAGCTGATAAAAAATTAATGCAAGATATACTATTCCAAAAAGAACTTAACAAAAAATTAGATGGAGAATAAGGTTTTATTGATTGCCACAATTGTGAGCTCTCTATTTGCAATTTTGACACCAATGCCAGTGCATCAATATCAAGAACAAAAAAAAGATGCAATAACAATCAAGGCTGAGAAATATCTACATGATCTTGAAAAGGAGAATAATGTTAAAGCTGAACAACTTAAGCATGATGTAGATAGCTTATTGACTCTAAAAAAGAAAGTGAAGTACATTTATATTGTTAAAGATTCCTTATGAGTTACACCTGGTTAAAAGAAGAGAAATCACCTAAGATATTAGTAGAAGCTGTAAAGCATATAGGTACTAAGGAGATAGTAGGTAAACAACACAATAAAAAGATACTTGAATGGGCTGAAGCTATTGGTTTAAAATCAGTATATACTAATGATGAGATTCCCTGGTGTGGACTATTCATAGCTTATTGCTGTCATGCTCAAGGATTAGATATAGTTAAACATCCTTTATGGGCCTTGAACTGGAATAAGTTTGGAAATGTAGCTCAGGTTCCAATGCTTGGTGATGTATTAACATTCATAAGAAATGGAGGAGGACATGTTGGTATTTATGTTGGTGAAGATACAACTTGTTATCATGTGCTTGGTGGAAATCAAAACAACCAGGTGAATGTGATGAGAATTGAGAAATCAAGATTAAGTCAAGCTAGAAGAACAGCATGGAAAATAGCTCAGCCATCCAATGTAAGAGTAGTAAAGTTAGAAACAAAAGGAGAAATTAGTCAAAACGAAGCATAATGAAAACACCCAAGAAGAAAAAAGACATTAATATCAACATTGACACTAAGAATGTGGATGTTAAAGTTACTCGTAAAAATGGCACTACAGAGGTTAATGTAGATACTCCAAAGGTAGACGTAGACTTTCACAAAGAAAGTGACTCTAAGAGCCTTAAAATAGATACTGAGAAGGTAGATGTACAAGTGACTAATGGAGAGGTTAATGTTGATGTAAATGAGCAGTCAGGATTTATTGGAAAGTTAATAAAATTAATTCTCAGAAGAAAAAAATAAGTATATTTGTACCGCATGTATATTGTTTGGTTACAATAACACAAGAAGGGATGAGCTAGAGATAGTTGATCCCTTTTTTTATCCTTGTAAATGTTAAAATATGTTAATTAATTTGCATAAGTGAAAATAGTTCTTAACTTCGCTACATAATTATTAACAAAAAAAACCAAACACATGGAAGGAAAAATCGTTTATTTATTGATACTATACAGCATAGTAGCAACTATCAAAATTTTAACCCTTAAATCAAAGTAACATGCAAAATTTAATTAATCACATCATTCAAGAAGAGACAAAAAGTTGGGACATGTACCTATTTGTAATGGATCATTTTGGAAAAGAGTCTGAGCCAGCAACAAGATGGAAGTCAATTTGGAATACTTACAACATGATGATTAAAGAATTCAACTTGACTACTCCTACTAGGAGAAGAAACCTAAGTAAATTCAAGCACAAGAAGTACACAATCATCAAAACAACTTGTGAGCTATGATTTGCCCTGACTGCAATGGAGAGGGTACTGTAGAGGTACACTACTGCACATTTGGTAATGAAATTCACTACACAGAAGAGGAGTGTGGATGTAACAACGGACAAATTGAAGAACATGAACTTAGCTGATATTGAAAGTTACTGGACCAAGAGAGGTCACTTTAACATCTTACTATACATTAACTACCTAAGAGCTAAAAATGAAAACATACAGAGTCACAATGAGAGACAAGTCCTTCAAGATAGTGAAGGCATACGACAGGCATCATGTATTCCTGATAGTAGACAAATGGATAGGTTTAATTTTAAAAATTGAGAAGCTATGAAACCAAAAGAGAAAGCAAAAGAGTTAGTAGATAAATATGATTCAACACTAACATATCTTGAGAGTAAATCAAAAGCTAAACTATGTGCATTAATTGCAGTTGATGAAATAATTAATAGCAATCCACACTCAAATCCATTGAACACAAATGTAGAATCAACCATGAGTTACTGGCAACAAGTTAAACAAGAAATAGAAGCACTATGAAAAATACACACAGAGTATGGTTAGAGGACTCAGTAGAAGAGTTAGGTGGATTTTGGTGGTATTGCTACCTTGACCACAATGGATGCCTACAAGATGAGAAGTATCATGATGACCTACCAGAGACACCTCAATGGTATATTAACAATGGTTATAAAGTAGAAGAGCTATGAAAGCAAGTGATTTAAGGATAGGAAACTATTTAAATGGAAAACAAGGTCATGTTATTGTGACTGAAATTAGAACAAATAACAGTGTAAAAATACTAGATAATACAAGTAGTTTTTATGTTGGTATTTGTTTACAACCAATTGAATTAACTAAAGAGTGGCTGTTGAATTTTGGGTTTGAGAAAAAATACGATGACTTAAATTGGTACATAAAAGGTAATTATTGTTTTTCTTTTTTAAAAGAATTAGATTTAATTGTATTTAAAATAAAATTTCAAACAGTAGGTATTTGCACAATTAAATACGTCCATGAAGCACAAAACATTTACTTTGCACTAACTGGGGAGGAGTTGAGCTTATGACACAGAATGAAATCATAAGACAAAGATTCCCTCATGAAAGGACTCAAGGTATTGCTGATGACTTAGGACTCAGTTATTCTCAAGTTGCTAGCAGAGCATCTACAATGGGGCTTAGAAAGACCTTAGAATTTAAACAATCAGAGTCATCTGGTAGAACAAATCTCATTGAAGGTGGTAAAAAGTTTAGATTCAAAAAAGGCAACGTTCCATTTAACAAGGGCAAAGAAATGCCAGCAGAAACCTATGAAAAAGTTAAGCCTTCAATGTTTAAAAAAGGCAATAGACCACACAACTGGAGGCCAGATGGATCTATTGTAGAAAGAAAAGATACTGACCTAAGTGGTAGAGTATACCTGTACTACAAGTTAGCTGATAGCAAGTGGATTCTTTACCACAATAAAGTATGGATAGACCACAATGGACCAATACCAAAAGGTAGCTTGATTAGATTCATTGATGGTAACACCAGGAACTGTGACATTAGCAACTTAGAAATGGTATCAATGAAAGATAACATGGCAAGGAATACCATCCAAAGATTCCCAGAAGAAATACAACAGATAATTAAATTAACAAGTAAACTAAACAAGAAAATCAATGGCAAGAAACAAAATTAGTGATCTACGTGACCACATGTTTGCAGCACTAGAAAGACTTAATGATGAGTCTTTAAGTAATGAACAGATAAAAGAAGAGGTAGATAAGGCAAAAGCTATCAGCTCTATTGGTTCTGTGATAATCAACTCAGCTAAGCTAGAGGTAGATTTTATCAAGGCTACTGGAAGGATAGACTCAGACTCTGACATCTTTAAGAATATTGACTCAAAAAAACAACTATCATGAAAAGAACAATATTAAAACTTCAACACAAAGAGAAAGAAGACTTGTTTATAGTAGTTAGTGGTGGAGTAGCTGATGCTTATGATGTGTCTGAGAAATACAAAGGTAAAGGCTACAGCATTAAAGAAATTACACCAGCTCAAATGTGCATCTTTCAAAATGAGAAATGTCCAATAATTACTGAGCACTTAAACTACTACACTATTTTTTATAATCAACAAGAGCTAAGAGTCACATCAACACAAATAGAGATATTATGATTGAGAAATTAAAATACATGATTAAACTTTACAACTTGACCACCAGCTGTAGAGATAGAGACTTAATCTACAAGAGAGCTTATGTTTATTCAGAGCTTCAAAAATTAGGAATGAATCTCTCAGAGATTGGTAGATTGATGGATAAGCACCATGCAACAGTCATCAATGGACTAAAAGTGGACAATCAATTCCAAAGTTGTGACAGAATTTATGATGATGCAATAGCACCAATTAAAGACTATCTTTATCCACCAGTACAACTACCTAAGTACTCTATCTTTGAGGATGTTATCAAGTGTAACAACACCACAGATTTAAGAGTAATCAAGGACAGATTAGCTAACAATCAGTACATAGAGCGTGACAAGTGACAACTCTCCTATGGGGGGGTACTGAGTTTTTTTAAAAAAAGTAGGGGGACACCCCCAAAAAAAGTTGTCTAGTTGTCACGCTTTTGCTGAAAGTCAATACCAGTATAGCTTATAGGCGTGACAAGGAATTTAAAAGTTGTCCCATAGTTGCCATGTTCGTCACGCTATTGCAGTTTAAAAAATAATTGTATCTTTGCGAGGGGTTTGAGTTAGCTGCTCTGTAAAAGGTTTTGTGTCCTTCCCTCTTTTTTTTACCTAAAACACAAACTAAAAACACAAGTTATGAAAAAAATATCTGTATTCAAGTCATTGTTTAAGTCAAAAGAGACTCCATTTAATCTCAATCCAGCTGAGGTTGTATTCAGAATTAAAAATGGAACTCCAGAACTGATTGAAAAAGTTAACCTAATTAGGTCAGTTGATAAGAAAGATCCAAGATATTCAGCAGCCAAGAAAGAACTTAATGCGATCATGTTCAATGGTACCTTCTCAGAGAGAACTGCCAAAGGATTAATTGAGCACTCAGGACTTTGTATCTTAGACTTTGATGGTTATCCATCTACTGAGATAATGCAAGCTGAAAGAAAAAGATTGATTGATGACCCCTATGTTGTGATAGTTTTTACTTCACCTGGTGGCAATGGACTTAAAGCTGTCATAAGAATACCTGAGTCAACAGCTGTAGAACATAAAAGAAGGTTTTTAGCCTATGCTGAATACTTCAAGTCAGATTATTTTGATGTTAAAAATCAAGATGTATCAAGAGTATGCTTTGAATCTTATGACCCTGACATCTATTTTAATGAGTTCTGTCAAGTTTTTGAAGGAATTACACAAGATAAAGGATTTGAGTATGTTGAGAAGCCTCCAATCTGTATACTCCAGGATGAGAATAAAAAATTAGAACTGATTGAAAAGTTTAAGTTTAAAAGTTCATTCTCTGATGGATCAAGAAATCATTTTATTTTTGAATTTGCTTGCTGTTTGGCTGATTATGGAATTAACCAGGATGTAGCTGAGCACTATCTGTCTAATAAGTACACAACAAATGAAGACTTTACTCACTCTGAAATGCTATCAGCAATAAAATCAGCATACAAAAAGAGTAACTTTAACAGCAAGTACTTTGAGGATAAATCAACTATTGATAGAATTAAACTGAAAGTCAAGAATGGTGTGGATGATGAGCAAATTAAGAAGGACCACAACATCACCACAGAGATACTTACTGACATTAAAGATGATAGTAGTAGTGATGACATCTTTTGGAGTGTATCAAAAAAAGAGATAGTAACAATTGAGCCATTGAAATACAGCAATTTTCTAGTAAAAAATGGATTCAATAAATTTTATCCTGAGAATGCTGAGAAACCTACATTTGTCAGAGTCATTGAAAATAAAGTTAGGCTCTCTTCTGTAGATCAGATTAAAGACTTTGTACTAACCTATCTAATTAAAAAGGCACAAATCAATATTTGGAATCACTGTTCCAGGTCACCTTATCTATTCTCAGAGAATCACCTCAACATGATTGACTCAGTTAGTCTCAAAATGTTACAAGATACTCAAGATTGCTCTTATTTACCATTCCTAAATGGTGTTGTTAAAGTTACTAAGGATGAGACTAAAATGTTATCTTACATTGATGTTGAAGGTTACATCTGGGAAAATCAAATAATCAATAGAAATTTTGAGCTTGTTATAAATTTTGAGAATGACTTTTTTGACCTGGTGAAGAAAGTATCTAATGAAGAGCCAAAAAGAATAGCTGCACTACAATCAACACTTGGATACTTACTTCATGGTTATAAAGATAGGACCAATCAAAAAGCAATTATTTTCAATGACCAAGAGATAGATGAGAATCCTAATGGTGGTAGTGGTAAATCACTAATGTTAACAGCTCTCAATCACATCAGAAAGACAGTCAAGATAGATGGTAAACTTTACAATCCTAGCAAGTCAGAATTTTTATATCAGAGAGTCAACTTAGATACTCAGATTCTAGCATTTGATGATGTTGTTAAGAACTTCAATTTTGAGCAATTATTTATGATAGTATCTGAAGGAATAACTGTCAATAGAAAAAATAAAGATGAGGTGTTTATCCCATTTGAAAGGTCACCTAAGATAGTCATCACAACTAACTATGTTATTCAAGGTGCAGGTGGTAGTCATGATAGAAGAAGACATGAGATAGAATTTTTCCAGTACTTCAATGCTAATAATTCACCTTTACATGTTTACGGCAAATTACTATTTGACCAATGGTCCACAGATGACTGGTTAAAATTTGACAATTACATGATCAAGAATTTACAGCTATACTTAAGAGAAGGACTGACTAAGTCAATCAGTATAAATGCAGACTCAAAGAGATTTATTCAAGCTACTTCTAAGGACTTCTTTGACTTTGTTAGTGAGAATGAACTTGTTAAAGATGTTATCTATTATAACAATGAGCTACTTCAATCTTTTGAGACTGATTTTAATTATAAGGACATGACTCCTCAGCGTTTCTCAAAATGGTTAGTTGAATACGCAAAGTATAAAGGCTATAAAATAGAGAAGGGAAAAAATCACAAAGGTAGAAACATCACTTATACAACACTATGACACTTCAAGAATTCACTAAGATTTGTATTGACTTAGAAATGCAAGGACAGAATCCTTTGTTTTTAGGCTCAATTGAAAAGAAATATAAATCTAGACATAAGGTAGTGAAATCAAAAGAAGTCATTAAAACAGTTAGAGAAACATTGCTTGATGATAGAGGTATTCCATACACCCAAGTCACAAAAGGTACAAGTAAAAAGATACCAGATACTAATGCAATTACTAAACTAATTGAAGACTACATGAGAGTAATTTACGGATGTTTAGATGTTAGGAGAGTATCCAGTGAAGGTAGATGGAGAAAAGATGCCAGTAAGAAATCAGGAGGTTTCTTTCTTAAAGGACTCAACAAAGGTATGGCTGATGTTGAAGGAACTTTGCTTAATGGTGTAAAATTCGCAATTGAATTGAAAGCCAGTAAAGGTGACAGCCAAAGAAAAGAACAAGCAGAACATCAATCAAATTTAACACAGTCAAATGCTTACTACTATCTGTGTAGATGGGTAGACTTTGAGCAATTTCAAAAAGAGATACAACAATTAATACCGATACAATGAAAGACAGGAACTATGATTGGTGGATTTATCCATTGTTAGGCATACTATTTTGGTATGTAGTTATTCACTTTATAATAAAATATTGGTAAGATGCTGAAAATAGGAGATAAGATTAAAGACACTGAAGACACTGACTGCTACTTTGTAGGTGAAGTGACTAAGCTCAATACATTTGGTGGAGTGGAATATTACAAAGTAACTCAAATCATTTGGAATGGTGAAGAGCATCACAGTGATAAGCTGATAGGTCAAGTAATTGCACCCCGCTGGTGGTATATTCAATTATTTTTATTCTAAATAGTTGCATAACTAAAATAAATCATTACATTTGTAAACAATTAAATAAATATATATGCAAACAGAAGTAACCAAAGTGTCGCTGTGGATTAAGATTCACAAGGCAAAAATGAGTATCGGTAAGGTAGTTAAGAACTCCACCAATCCTCACTTTAAAAAGAGCTATGCTGACATCAACGCATTGCTAGAAACAGTTGAGCCTATCCTTCATGAGAATGGACTGCTCCTATTACAACCTATCCATGACAAGATACTGAGCACTCAGATAATTGACATTGAGACTGGAGAAATGATTGAGTCCTGGTTAACACTACCTGAAAATATTGATCCACAAAAAATGATTAGTGCAACAACTTACTACAGAAGAGCAACACTTCAATCACTATTGAGCCTTCAAGCTATAGATGATGATGGTAACTCAGTTAAGGCAGCAACAAAGCCATCATTAACAGATGACAGATTCAAAGAAGCTCTTAAGTCTATTGAGTCAGGCAAGTACACAGCAGAGAAATTAAAATCAGAGTTTTTATTAACCAATCAACAAATGCAAGCACTATGAAATGGCACCCATCATCACTAGGTAAATTAATGACTGAGTCAAGAACAAAGTCAGAGTTATTAAGTCAGACTACTAAGTCTTACATAGCTAACAAAGCAAAAGAGGACTTCTTTGGCTACAATTCATTTGTATCTACAAAAGCAATGCAGAAAGGCACTGACTTTGAACATGAGTCAATTGAACTTGTTAACCAGGTAAGAGATACTTTCTACATCAAGAATGAAGAAACTATTGAGAATGACTACTTAATCGGTACTCCTGATATTATCCTGGACAATTCAATAATTGACATTAAGACTTCATGGTCCTTAGAGACTTTTCCTGCTATCTCATCTGAAGGAATCAACAAAGATTATGAATGGCAGTTGAGAGGCTACATGTGGCTTTGTGATAAGGAATCAGCTGAACTAATCTACTGCATGATTGATACAGATGACTTTCTACTATCTGATTGGGATAACAAATCAATTCACAAGGTATCTCACATTGATCCTAAGAAACGAATCACAGTACTTGAGTATACTTACAGCCAAGAAGATGAGGAGAAGATAGCAGAGAGACTGTACAACTGCACTAATTATTACAATGAATATCTTGAACAATTAAAAAACAAATAAGATGGAAGTACAAATAAACCGCCAGTACAAGAATGAAACAAGGAATCAATTAGTGGTACCTATTCAAGCAACTAAGTACATGGTCACCTATCAAGTGACTCAAGCTACTACAGATAATCCTATCAAAGAATTTAAGTGTAGTACAGATAGATTTTTAAACCTTTATAAAATAGCAAAATGACAGAAAAAGAATTTTACCAAAATGCAATGATTGCTGCAATGCAAGGATTGTTATCAGCAATCGGAAATGGCTATGCGGCTGAGTACGTACAACCTCACTCAACTGTAGCATCTATGGCTGATGAGTATGCAAAAGCTCTAACAATAAGAGCTGAAATTGAAATAGCAAAAATGAGACTTGAAAATCCATTCCCTGAAAAAATAGTATAGAGGCTCGGCAAAAGCTCACAAATAGGCTCTGGTAAGCCACCCCTCCTAAGTTAAAACCTGGGAAGTTAAAACTGATGTGAATAACAAGGAGGGGTTTTTTAAGTAACTAATAACAAATAATATGAATCAACACACAACAACAGGAACAGTTATAAGTAAACTGCCATTCAAACAAGTATCTGAAAAGTTCAAGATACAAGAATTTATCCTTAAGGTAGGGGATGAGAAGTATCCTCAAGAGGTGAAATTTCAATTAGTCAATAACAATACTGAGCTCCTAGACTTTATCCAGGTGAATGAACAAGTAGAGGTGACATTTGAGCTGAGAGGTAGAGAATACAATGGCACACACTATGTCACTTTAAACGCTACAAAAGTTATCTCAAAACTATTCTAATGGAAAAGTTAAAAATGTTCGCAATCTGGTCAGTAATTTGCCTAATATGGGTGATATTTGTAGCTCTATTGATGTATGGTATTAACATGATGTTTGGCACTATTGGAATTGTTGTAGTATCTGTATCAATCTTTATCTATTATCTTTATAATCTTTACAAAATATGGTAAGAACAATCACAATCTATCTGAGAGAATTTGATCATGATGTTAAGAAATGGATGCAAGAAGAGACTATTTATAAAATTTCCAACAGGTACAAACAGAGTCATATTGCTGAGGATATAGGAGTCACAAACACACAAATGTCAAGATTTCTTAATAATCACAAAGTATCTGAAGACTTTTACATCAAATGGTTTAATTGGTATGTTAAAAATCAATAAATTTACATGTGCAATTCTGGAAGACTGAAGCTTATATCATCGCAAACAAGATCACTGGAGGTAATCCAATATCAAGAGACCTGGTTAGTCACGTCTATCTATTGGTCTGTGAACTCAATATCACACAAGATGATCTTCCAAGAGTATTTGCCAGATATGCTTATAACCAATATAAGTGGAGAGATTCAACATTCAATAAACAATACAAACTGCACGAAGAGCTTCTAGATATTAATATTCAATCAGAAGATGAATATCATGTGACAGAAGCTCAGCAGTTATTGGATGCATATCTACACCAATCTCCTACGGATGATCAGAAACTTTTCACTAAGGAAATTACTAAGATGCATCTAATGGGAATGACATACAGAGAGATAAGGACATTGACAGGCATAAGTCTTGACACTATACATTTAGCAATTAAACAATTTAAAAATGATTTATCTAATTTTAATAACAATGCCAATAGGATTAGCCAGAGCATTCCTGAGCTTCAATCTCCTTGATTTTAAACCATTCAATTGTCAGAGTTGCTTGTCATTCTGGATAGCATTGGTAACTTCAGTAATAATTGACTGGCATCTGATTGGATTTGCATTTATTACTTATTTATTATCTGATTTAATACTACTTTAT